AAGGTAGCAATGGCCGTCTCAGTGACCAGCGTGCTGCTGACGGTGATGTCGTCAGGCGTCCAGGTGACGACGGTGAATGTGCCGTTATTGGCAGGGTCGGCAAAGCCGGTCCACGTCAGCACGCTGCCCACGGCCAGATTGACAAACAAGCCCGAGGCTGAAAACGTGCTGGTCACATCGATGACGGTGATCAAGGCCGTGCCGGTGGCGCTGAAGTTGGCCATGCTGATCGTGACCGACGCGCCAGGCATGACGACGCTGTTGAAGTTGGGGCCTTTGGTCGTCTGCGTGATGATGTCGCCTGTGGCATGGGACGTGAAAGCGTAGGTGTCGCTGGCCAGGATTTGTAGCTGGTTGAGCGCCTTTAGGGTGATGCCGTCAACCTCAATTTGCCGCTTGACCGTCAGCACCGGGTCAATGATGGCCGCGCCGATTTGCAGCACCGGCGCGTCGCCGCTGTTGGGCGACTTGAACGGGTCATACACGGCAGCCGATGCGCCAGGGATGTCGGCAATCAGCGTGTCGCCGTCTTTGATGTTGGCCAGGTCGTAATAACCACGGCCTACGCAGTAGTAGCCATACTCATATTTTTGATTCGCCAGCCACTTTGTATAGGTCGGCATCATGAGGCTGGGCACTGAGGTGACGGTGCCATAAATGTCTTCAACTCGCTGCAACATGCGCAGCTGGTTTTGCCGCTCGCCCAGGGCGTTGTTTGGGCTGGCCTGGGTGCGGTTGACGTTGGCTGGCTGCGATGGCTTGGGCGTGAGCAGCCGGGCGACAAAACCCAGCACCATACTTATGGCGATGTTGATCAAAATCGACACCGGATCGCCCGGGCTTTGCAGCACGGTAACCACCGGCGCGGTGCAGGTGGCAATCGCGGCAGCATCGTGGCTGATGTCGTTGGCGGCGCATGGCTCGCCCGCGTAAATTTGCAGGGTGACTTGCGGCGTACCGCCGTAGTGCTGCAGCAGCCATTCGCCCAGGTTGTCTGCCTCATGCACGGCGGGCTTGCGGTCGGCAAACGGGTGGTCGTACAAATAAATTTTCATGCTGGCTTGGCCCAAAATTCGAGCAGCTCGTATTGGCTGCGCAGGCTGGCCATGTCCTGGTACAAGTTGCCAGCGGGCAGCGCATGCAGCACACTGCCTTGGTGGTACACGCCGCAATGGTGCAGGCCCAGGGCAGCGGTGCGGCCCAGCAGCACCACCGCGCCGTCTTGCGGTTCAGGCACTTGCATAAAACCGTGGGCTGACTTGTGCAGCGCCAGACGGAAAGCAGCGGCAATGCTGCGCACCGAGTTGTTGATGACCTGGTAATCGAGCACGCCCTGGTTAAATTCCCGCGTGTACACATCTGCCACCAGGCTCCAGCACGGCGGCGCGGGGTACTGCTGGCCAAGGTAAAAATTGATGTTCATACGAAACCCCGCAGCATGGGGATGGCCTTTGGGCTGTAGACCTCGCCAGTGCGGGCCACATTCAAGCGCGGTGACACGGCAGACAACGTGGCCGCGCCCAACTTGTACGCGATGCTTTCAACTTGCAGGACAGCGGTGGCCTGGGCAGCGGTCAGGTCGTCTGATAAATACTGGCGATACACCAGCCGGATTTTTTCCAGGGTGTTGACAGCAATGGCGTCGAGCTGCTGGCGAAACAGGTCGGTGATGTCGGTCGTGTCCAGCGTGATGTCAAACTTTTGGTCGAGGTGGCCGCTGGTGCCTGCCAGCTTGGTGGCAAAGTTGAGCGGCTGCACGGTTTTAAGGCCGGTTTCTGTCGTGACGCTACCCTCATAAGGCTCACGCCATAAAAACTGCGTGGTGATGGCGCTGTGGCTGATTTCAAGCACTTCAATGACGTGGATCGTTTGCGGCGCGCTGGCCAGGAAGACTTTGAGGCGGGCTTGCAGGTCCAGGCTCATGGCTAGACCGCCAGCACGTTGGTGTCGACGTTGGCGAACTGGGCCAGGCGGGCCAGCAGTGGCCAGCTGTATTCGCCATACGTTTCCCATAAATCAAGCAGCACCTGCGACTCAGCGTTTGAGAAGTCATAGGCTTGGGTAGTGGCCTCGACCGTGAAGCTGACGGTGCTGATAGGCCCACCGGTGCGGGCAACGCGGTAGCTGTCGGGGGTGATGTTGCAGTCGTGATCAGCCAGGCCAAAGCCGCTGTCTAACGGCATGGCGAAGGTGATCGCGCCCTTTTTTAGCAACTGGTGGTAAAACACCTGCCAGACTGACAACTGGGTGGCGGTAAGCACCATCGAAACGCTAAATAGCGAGGGGCCACGGTCCCAGGCTAGTGCGTAGCGTGGTGCGCCGCCGGCCACTGCGGTGCGGTTGACGCCGCCGGGGCCTTGGAAGCCGTAGCCAGCCGCGATGGGCTGAAAGCCGGTGGGGATGCGGACGGTCATGCGCGCTGCCTTTGCGCGTTGAAGTTTTGCTGCATGGCCCGGCTGACTTTGCTGTTGGGGTCATACAGCGCCTGAGCCATGGCTTCCTGATTTTCTTGCAGGAAAATGGCGCGCTGGCCTGGACTGATTTCCTGGCTGACCACGTTGTCAATGCGGCCTGTGGTTTGGTTGACGATGGTGATGGACTCGCCGCCAGAGCTGCTGCCGCCAAATGAGGCCCGTAGCTGCTCGTTGGAAATGATGGTGCCGGGCTGGCGCGGAATGAATAGCTCTTTACCACGCTCGCCAACTATGCTGGGCACGCCGACGGGCGGGTCGCCGCCATCGGCAAATTTAAAAAGGGAACTGAAAAACGATGCGTCAAAGTCAACCGTACCGCCGCCGCCCATGATGCCGCTGCCGCCCAGCAAGCCACCCAGCCAACCCAGGCTGCCGCCCAAATCGCCAACGAGGGATTTGGCCTGGATGCGGATCAGGTCGCTGATGATGCTGTCGGCCAGGCTCTTGAAGTCGAGCTTGCCGGTCTTGGCAAAGCTGACGAGGGCGTCTTCCATCCCCTTAAAAGCGCTGGTGACTATGGCCTCGGTACTTTTGTAGGTGTTGGCCACGTCGGCCTGGTAGTTTTTAAGGGCTTCTTGTGCGCCCAGGCCTGCGCTGCTTTCAAGCGCGGTGCGCTTGCCAAAGTAGTCCTCAAACTCGGCCAGGGCAGCAGCGCGAAAGCTGGCGATGCGCCGCAGCTCCTGCTCATACTTGGTTTGTGCGTCAGCACCAAAGGTGCCGCTGGCCAGGCCGTCGCGCTTGAAGCGCTCATTGCGCAGGGTGTCGCCTTCAAATTTGTCGTTGATTTGCGCTGTACCGGCGCGGCGGTCGCGCTCAAAATTACCAATGCCAAAACCGCCCAGGCTTGCGCGCTGGGTGCGCTGCAAGGTGGTGAGGTAGTCAGTCGCCGCGTCGTCGGCCTCGCGGTAGCTTTGTGCTATTTTATTGAGAGCGGTGGTTTCCTGAATCTTGAGAATTTCAACGCTGGCGATGGCGGCTTCGCGCACGGTGGCCAACTTGGCCTGCACTTCGAGGATTTTGCGGTCGTTGTCGATCTTGTCTTTGCCGCTCAACTTTTCGGCCTGCAGGCGGGCCAGCTCGGCGTTCAAAGCGCCTTTTTGCGCGTCGGCATTGAGGTTGATAAACGCCAGCTTGGACGCGTAGTAGGTGCGCTCATCGAGCAGGGCTGCACTGCGCTCAGCTTCAATGATTTTTTCAGCGTTGACGTAATTGGCGATCAGCGCGTCGCCTGCCTTTTTGATAGCGTCCACGTCAAAGGCCAGCTGGGCTTTGGCCTCGGCGGCTGCGGTGTCTTTGCCACCGGCCTTGTCGGCTCTGTCGGCTTTGACGCCGCCGTTAAAGCTGAGCTTGGGGCGCGCTGCTGCCGCCTGCTGGGCGATGGTGCCGGGGTCGCCTAGCAGGCGGGGGTCGGTGAATTTGGCGCTGGGGGCCGCTTCTGCAAACTTGGCGGCCAGCCTGCCCTGAAAGTCGTTGTTAAACAGTTTTTCACGGTCTTTCAACATTTCCTTGTTGATGGCCGCGACTGATGCAAACTCGCCACGCGACGCGGCAGCGATGGCGGCGATGCTGCCGCCTATCGTTTGGCCGACCAGCACAAAGCCGTCAGCCACATTGCGCACGTTGTCGATCAGTCCGGCCAGGGCGAGCGCACTGTTTTGCGCAAAAGTAGCGATGCTGGAGTTTTTGCCGAGTGTGGTGGTTTTGCCGTCGATGTCGATGATCTCTTTACCAAAATCGACCAGCGTGTCGGTAAAGCCGGTGAGCGCTGGCAGGGCCTGGGTGGCAATGGCGCTGGCGTACAGCACCAGCTGCTCGCGTGACTTGGCCTGCTTGTCTTTGTACTCATCGGCCAGCCTGATTTGCTCTTCGGTCAGAACTTTTTGACGGCCGCCTTCAGCACCCAACTCTTTTAAAAATGGCAGCACCTCTGCAGCGCCCCTACCCATCGCCGCTATGACGACGGCGGTTTTTGCGGGGCCGTCAGCAAAGCCGTTGAGGGCCTTGCCCAGGGTTTCAAACTGGTCAGCGGGTTTGAGGTTTTTGAAGTCTTCAATGTTTAACCCAAGCGAGGCGATGGCAGCGCCAGCGGCTTTGGATTCGTCGTCGACGCCGGTCAGATTTTTAGTCAGTTTGACGCTGGCGGCGACCAGGTTTTCCATGCTGAGCCCGCCGGTGGCGGCGGCTACTGACAATGAAGCAATGTTGCTGGCGGTGTCGCCTGTTTTCTCAGCAGCGTCTTGGAAGTCGGCAGCCTTGCTGATCAGCTTGTCAAAGGCCACACCGGCGGCAATGAGCCCGACGCCTGCAGCCGCGCCCAGGGTGAACAGGCTGGTCTTGAGCTGGTTGGCAATGTCAACGCCTTTTTGGTATTTGCCAGCGGCTTTTAAGGCGGCGTCGGCTGACTTGAGCTGCTCGGCTGACGCGCCCTTCAAGGCCAGCTCAAACAGCTTGGCCTCGCTGGCGGACTTACCCAGGGTGTTGGCCGATATTTGCAGCTTTTGAATGGCGCGGTCGACCGCAGTAAAGGCCTGGCTGGTTTCGTCTTTGGCACCAATGACGATGCGGGCGGTGCTGTCTGCCATTACTTTTTAGCCTTGCGCATGGTGGCCAGGGCGGCGTCTTCTAGCGTTTGCAAATCGGCAAAAACGCTGGCATGCTGCTGGCGTGCAATGCCGCACAGGCGCAGCACGGGCGGCAGGGCTGTGTAGTCCAGGCCGGTTGCGCCTGACATGCCGATTCGCCACTGAGTTGACATTGCAATGAACACGTTGACTGCTTCCAGGTTGTCGGGCCAAACTTCAACTGGCGGGCCGCTGGCTTCTTCTACGGTGAGGCCATAGGCTTGCGCCTCTGCCTCTGTGGGGCCCGGTGTGTAGAGTGCCTTGGCGACCGCCTTTAATTTCCCATCTTGGCCTTGGCCAGCTCGGCGATGTAGGCGTTGTAAATGCAGACGCCTGCACCGATGTAGTTTTCAAGCAGCTCGCTGGCGTTGGCCTGGTTGAACTCGACATCCAGATCCCAGCCGGTGACCATGCCCATGAAGACGGTAACGTCGTCAGTGGTAGCGGCCTGGTTGGCGAACTCGGTCAGCGCGGCTTTGGTGCGGTGCTTGAACGTGATGCCAACCAGTGCAGGCTCGCTGCCTGGCACCGGGATGCCCACCGACACGGTGAAGGTGGGCTTGGGCTGTAACGATAGTTTTGCCATGCTGCGGATCAGGTCGCGTAACGCACTGGCTCATTGAGCAGGGAGATGGTGCACTCGACCGACATGATCTGATTGACGGTGAGCGACGGCGTTTTGTTCAGGCTGACGTAACCGTTGTAGAGCAGCTTGGGCCCGCTTGGCAAGGTGATGCGGACAGCGCGCGGCAAGCGGTCATCGTTAGCGACGGATGCCAGAATAAAGCCGGGCTGGGCGGCGTCGTCAGCGACGCTGAAACTGATGCCAAAAGCGCTTTTGAAG